TTGCCTGTTCAATATTATCACAACTAACCATACAAAAATCAGCTAAATATCTATTTTCATTAATTATTTCATTATTCTCATCTAAAATCTGATGACTATAACCAGTATGGTTTTTTATTCCGTAGTTATAAATTAAATCTAACCAAACTTCTTTCGGAACTGCACCAGCATCACCATAGGAACCGATACGCAAACTTTCTTTATATAGCATAATTTTAAGATCTTCTTTAGATAAATAAGTATATTTTCCTCTTTTATATGCTCTGTAAATATTATTTAAGAACAAAAGATTAACGTAGCAACTTCTATCTTCTGCTGTTGCTTTTTTACTGTTTAAATCAACAAAACC